GTTCAACGAAAAGAATATTCTAAGTCCCTGAACGACTCTAAACCATGACGAATCTCAACTTCCTTCGTAAACTGGAGATTACATTCTTCGGCTCGCATGTTCGCGAGAAATTTGCTGAATTACAAGATTTCAGACTTGATTGGTTGACCAACCGAGCACTGAAGTTCTTTCAGCAAGAAGAAGTGGATCAAGCACTGTCGAATCGACGATCGGAACACAGTGAAGAAGCACTCATCAATGACTTCAAATCATTCGAGCAGCCCTATCATCCTATACCAAAGGATAATCATTACTATGATGCTGTCGAAAAAGTCAGAGAACTCTTTCACCCTGGCAATCTTTTGCTACCCGTGTCGTTTCCCGACCTTCGCTACTATCCATGGAAACTCAAACCGAATGCTGAAGCACCCTGGAACATTCCAGACTTTACATTCACTCCGACTTTTCGCAACTTAGATGATGAATCTGAGAACCCGAAACTTCACGAGAATCTATCTCGACTATCCAATTGGATGTCAGATCGAGTTGTATCTGTACGACAATACTTAAACACTAAGTATAATATACGTATGATCGACAATCAGTTTCCCAAGTTTCACAACTTGTACAATGAGATTTTTCAATACAATCGTACTCTTGTCCATCAAATCAAAGAAGGCCATCCCGCTTTCTGGAAACATGGAACACCCAAACCTTACTACTGGACTACGCTTCACGCTAGATCACACGTAGTTGGAAAGGACGAGCCTGATAAAATCAGAGCTGTATTCGGCGTAACTAAGCTACTCCTGATGATCGAAAATATGTTCATCTGGCCTATGCAAGCCTTGTACTTAAACGATCCTACCAAAGGGCGACTCCTATGGGGACGAGAGATGATCCGTGGTGGTTGGAAGAAACTCTTCACCGAGATCCACGAGACTGGAACACCAAGTGCATTTTTATCACTAGATTGGTCACAATTTGACAAACGACTATTATTCGAACTTATCGATGAAGTCCATTCAATCTGGAGATCGTACTTTTCCTTCTCACGTTACCAACCGACCTCATTCTATCCCAATGCAAACCCTCGAGACCCACAGCGTCTTGAGCGTCTATGGCAATGGATGTGTTACTCAGTTAAACACACTCCAATCCGACTCCCGAACAACGAACTCTGGAGCTGGAACTACAACGGATTCTCTTCTGGTTTTCAACAAACTCAGTTGATGGATTCATTCGCCAATATGATTATGATTCTAACAGCGTTATCGTCGCTAGGAATCAATATCAAAAGTGAACACTTCTGGATTCGCGTCCAAGGTGATGATTCACTAATCGCATTGTATGAACAGATTTGGTTAATCTACGGACCCAACTTCTTAACCATGCTTGGAGATGCTGCTGCATTCTACTTTAACGCTAAACTTAGCGTCAAGAAATCACAATTTAGTGATCGCTTGAACAGAATGTCAGTTTTAAGCTTCTTCAACGATTTCGGAG